ATCTCTTTGGCTTTTTCATCTTTTAGGATGAAATTCCTATGAGAAAATTGCCCTGTGTGTTTATATCCCTGTTGTTGTGAAAATTGCTCTAAATCCATAGCCAACCTCCTATAAGTATAGGATAGCAATTATCTAAGACAATTTACTCAGGTTTTGGATTATCTGCTTTAACTTGTGCTATATGATCTGCCCAAAGAGTAGTGCCATTAACACCATCCCAATATTGCATATCTAGTTGATCCTCAATAGATTTATAAGCTTCTTGTCTATCCTGAATAACTTTTAACTCTGCAATCTTTGCATTAACTTCTGCTTCTGTTGGCATAGTAGCTTTTTCATCAAGTAGTTTTATATTAGAATATACTTCTCCATCTTCTAAATCTTTCCATCCATACCATTGATGTATGCCTTTATTAAAGTGCCTCAAAGCTATTTTTAATGTGATTGGTTTTGCCATTTTATAGATTCCTTAATTTAGTAAATTGAAAATTAGTATTAGCATCTCCTCCACAATCTAATGTAGTGCTACCACCATAACTTTGTAATTCAAAATTCACTTTATCATTTGCTGTATCAGTAACTTTAAAAACTCTATTAGCAGTTTGGAAAAACTCTGTATTTGCAACACCCTCAGCAGTTATTTGAATTAATGTTGATGAACTTGTAAAATTATTATTTGAAAAATTACATATAGTAAAAGTTGTATCTCCTGCACCAAATTCAATCTGTGCTTCCATTCTTATTAACCAATAACCTGTTGCTGGAAATGTAAAAACACCTGAACTTTCTGACATATCTCCACCACTAAAAGTATCATTTGCTGATGTACTTTTTACCCAGTTTGATGATATTACAGCATTAGTTCCTGTAATATCTGCTGAGATATACCACCTGTTGTGTGCTTCAAAATAGCTAGGAGATACACTATTCCAAGCAGATCCATCCCATGCTTTTAAAACATTATCTGTAGTGTTGTAGTATATTGACCCCTCAACTTTATTTGTTAAAGCTGAATTAGCTGCTGAATCATTACCATATATAAATACAATAGAGTCCTGTATATCTTGAAATCCTGACTCAGTTACTAATTCTCCTTGAGCCCAATCTTTCCAACTTCCTGCTGCCATAATTCTATTTTACTCCTTAAAAACCTAATCTAGTACTTTCTTCAAGCTCAGAGTTTCCTGTTAAACCTAATAACCAAGCTCCAAGCTCATTAGCAGGAGATGTGTTAATAGTCCAAGTCCAAGTCTTGTTCTTAGCATCTATTTTATGCCCTATCCTCTGTATATTAACATCAGTTTGCAAAGTATCTGCATTAGGTAATGGAACTTTTACTGTATATCTATCAAATAACTCAGCTCCAAGTGCATGAGTCCAAATTATTGTATTGGATTTAGGAGAAAAAACCATTGAATCAACTCTTACTCCTACTTCTCCAAATTTATTTTCTAACTGTGTGGCTACTGATAAAGCATCAGCATCTGAAACCTGTAATTGCCCTGTTCTTTTAACTACTCTAGATCCATATTTAGTTATAGAAGCTGCATCAGTTGCTATTTGCTCTGATCCACCAACTCTAGTTATTCTCCAATCATTCCTTAAAAGAACATTGTCAAAGTTTAAAGCTACATCATTATAAGGAATTTCTCCTGAGCCTACACCAAAAGTTCCTGCTGATGTTTGATTTAAAAGGAGTGTTCTTCTGTTATTAAACTTAACATCTCCATCTTTAGCCATAAAGATTTCTCCACCCTCACTATTAGCAGTAAGCCTAAGAGCTGTTAGTGAATCATTATCTTCTGTTACAGCTTGAACATTAAGAACACCTGTGGCTATATCTCTTTTGCTTGAACTCCATCCAATATCATTAAGAATATTTGTAACCCTTACAGAACTTAATTCTTGTGATTCATTATCTGTGTGCCTTGCTAGTTTGAATAAAGCAAAAGCATCCAATGCAGTAACAGTTGTAATACTTTGGTTACCAGAAGCCACAAACTGCTGTGGAAACTGCTCTATAAAGCCCTCAAAGAGCCTATAAGTAGTTGATGAGTAAGTTGCTGATATTCTTATTGGCTTATTAGGAATAACATTAGGANTATATGGAGATGANGTATTAGTTGGATCAAATCTTCTATCTTGATTATNAAACACTACAGTACAAGTTCCTGTACCTATTTGACTNAAAGCCTGTTGTCTACCTCTTTTAATGTCTATTTTAAGAACATAAGCTGAAACATCTGTGTAAGTGTAAGAAGTATCATAAGGATTAGAAGCAAAGCCAATCTCTACAGTTAAATCAACATTGGAATCAAAAGCTACAGACATTATTCAATGATAAGAGTATTACCTCTCTCCTGTATCTTAATTACTTCTTTCTGAATGACTTCCCCAACTGCATCTGTTAAATTTAGATTTATTTCTCCAGATACTTTTTGTCCACTATTTCCATTACCTACTACAGCAGGAAAATCTGTTACAGGTAAAGATGGAACTTGAGTTGTTGTTGCTTGTGTTGCTCTACTTAATGGAGCTGTTTCTATTGCTCTAAATTGTTGCATTAAATCCTGTTGATCTATTAACTTCTTAGTTGATTTAGTTAATTCATCAGTTGCATCAATAGTTTCATAAAGCATATCTCTGCTTCTTTGTTGTGCATCTGTTTGAAATTCTGTTGATTTTGTTAAGTTACTTTCAGCTAAATCTAATCTTTCTCTTGCAAGTCTAAGTGCATCTGAATCATTAGCTAGTTCAAACTCTGCCTCTGCTAACTCTGCCTCAGCTAAAGCAAGTTCTGCTGTAACATCCTTGCCATTTTGTTTGGCTTGTGTAAGTAAAGCAATTTGTGTTGATAATTCATTTTTTCTAATTGCTGCTTGTGCATCTCTAACATTTTCATCTATTTGTAATTTCTCTAAATCTTTAGCTGCTTTATTTCTATTTCTAGTTGCTTTAGCTACATCATCATTTGCTGAACTAACTAAATCCATTATCTTAGATCTCTCTAACTCTAAGTTAATATTTGACATAATTAAGCTATTTTGTTCTCCAAATATTGGATTAAGTTTAGTTCTTATAGTGTCTGATAGCTTTTTAGTTTGTGTTTCATTAGTAAGTAAACCAAGTCTAGTTTTCTGTAAGTTAGTNAACTCCTGTGCATAAGCATTGTTCATCTTGTTAATTACATCTAAGAAATCTAAGGAAAGCCCTGTATTGCTTATTATTTGTACAGAGTTTTCATTAAGTATTTCAGTTTCTTTTTGCATTTCTTTATTAAGAGTTTCTAAAGCATCAGCATCTCCTTTAAGTGCATTTTGCCCTAGTATGAATGTTCTAAAGTATTTGTTAAGTTGTGTTGTTCCTTTTTGTGTTGAATCAACTGTAGCTACAATAGCATCATTAATTAAGCTAAAGCCTGATACAACAGCAGGAGATATATCACTAACAAAATTATTGAATACTCCTAACAGTTCTCCTGCAGCAGGTAATAATTCTGCACCTACTTCCTCTCTTAGTTCTTGTGTTGCTGATCTAGTTAATAACATCTGAGCAGCAAATCCACCTGCTTCTCTCTCAGCATTACCAATTTGTACTGCAGCTCTTTCAAATATTAATTCAGTTGTTGCTAAGGCTTTCTCTTGTTTNGTAAGTTCATCAGCACTTCTTTTACCNGTCATTGAAAAAGCTTTAGTTTGTACCTCAGCTTCNTGTACAGAAATACCATAAGTCTTTAGTGCTTCTCTTTCTCCAACAATAGCTGATCTAAAAGCCTGTANNACNGGTGTTGCACCTGCTGTAATGTTGTTGAATGAGGCAATATCTCCTGCTAGTGAAAATAATCTAGCTGATAGATCTGCTGATTCATTTTGTGTAAATCCTAAACCTTGAGCAACAGCACCAAATACACCTACTAATTGTTTAGCCTCTGATGTAGTCAAGCCAAACATATTGGCATTCTTTTCTAGTTCTAAACTTAGTTTTTCTGCTGCACCACCAAAAGTAGTTCCAAAAGCTCCTGCAGCTTCTTGTGCTGCTGATGCTGCTTGAATTGAAGAGATTGCAAAGTCTGCTAGTTGTTTTGCTGCAAAAGCTGCTGCACCTGCAATAGCTGTTTTAGAAAGTTTAGACATACCTGCAGCAAATTGTGCATTAGCTTTAGAAGCATCATCAACTGTATCATCCATATTTTTTATGGATTTAGATGTATTGTCAACTTGTTTACTGACTTTTTCAGCTCCTAAGAGCTTAATAAACATTTCCAAAGTGGTTCTTGCCATCTTTTATCTCCTCAATTTAGATTGAGCTTTAGCCTCTGTTATGGCTTTCTGCTCTTTTTTATTCTTATCTATGTAGTATAACTTCCAAGACTCAAATTCCTCAACACTCATACTTTTTCTAAGAGTATCAACAGTCATTCCTAAATCT